GGTTGCTGGTGGGGCGACTTGGTTTGATTTTGCTTCCGGCGCATACATTGAGTTTTCTTCGGAGCTGTAAATGTACAAATTCATGTATGACCATACTTTGCGGGCGGTGAATCCCTCAAATATCAGGAGGTTGTCCGACGGCGCGTGCATCCCCTTCGACCCCGCCAACACCGACTACCAGCAGTACCTGAAATGGCTGGAAGAAGGCAACACGCCGCTACCCGCTGACGATTAATCATGTTCGGAATTGCAAGCTTCGCCCAAACCCCGTTTGCTTCACTGGCAGGGACAAACTTTGCCCTCTCCATCACGGAGAACCTGAACTCCGACGAGGCTAGCGCCCAACAGTCTGCGTTCCTTCAGTCCATCACTGAGGCCATCACCGAGAGTGAGATTGAAGTTACCGGGGCGGGCCTGTTCTTTGCCAGCATCAACGAGAACTTCAACCCGGACGATGCCAGCACCCAGCTATCGGCGTTCCTGCAAACCCAGACAGAAAACCTAGACCCCGCAGATACCCAAGCCATCGCCGCCCAGTTCGCTCAGTCTGTCACCGAAAATTCCACTATTGCAGACGACCCGGTGCCGTTCTTTGCTGCACTGCAAACACGCGACGAGGACATCATTGAGGTGGCGGACTTCAGCACCCAACAGTCCAACTTCCTGCAATCTCTGACGGAGCCCCTGACCTCCGACGACATCCGGGCCATCACGGCCCAGTTCGCTCAGTCTGTATCTGAGGGTTCTACGCTGGGTGACATCAACGCCATCGCCGCTCAGTTTGCCGCCGCTGTGGCTGAAGGCATGACGGTTGAAGACGCCTCGACCATCATCAGCGTGTTCACGGACACCATCGTCGAGAACTTTGGCGCTGCTGACGCTCCGACCGTCACTGCCGCCTTCTTGACCAGCATCGCGGAGAACTTGAACGTCAACGACATCCCGACCGTCACGGCGGCCTTTAATGTGGCGATCACTGAGAACTCGTTCTTGGCTGACAGCTTTGGCGTGGGCGGTTGGATCAAGATCATCAGCACGCAGAACCCTGACTGGGTCAACATCACCGACACGCAGAACCCCAACTGGACCGGCGTAGATGACAGTCAGAACCCCGGCTGGCAAAATATTAGTAATACCCAATAAGGAGCCTCGCAATGAGCACCTATTCCCCCAGCCTGCGGATCGAACTGATCACGACGGGCGATCAAGCCGGTACGTGGGGCAACACGACCAATACGAACCTTGGTACTTTAGTTGAGTCTGCCATTGCCGGATATACGTCGGTCTCCGTCATCTCGGCCAACCAAGCCTTCACGGCTTTAAACGGTGCTGCGGACGAGGCGCGTCAGCAGACCATCGCCCTGACCACGACCACCGGGGCCAACTTTGCGGTCTACGCTCCTCCGGCGGAGAAGGTCTATGTGATCTACAACGCCAGCAGCTACACGGCCACGATCTACAACTCCACGGTGATCGGTAACACGACCGCTGCCGGTGCTGGGGTGGCCATCCCTGCGGGCAAGACCATGACGGTCTGGTCTGAGGGCACGAACTTCTACTTCCAGAACACCCACCTTATCGGTACTGTGGTGGGCAACGTCACGGGTAACGCAGACACCGCCACCACGGCAACCACTGCGACCAACGCCAACAACATCAACATCAGCGCCACGACAAGCTCGGACACCACGACTTCGCTGGTGCTGGTGGGCGCTCAGGCGACGGGCAACCAATCTCCGTTCATCGACAGCGGTCTGGCCTACAACGCCAACACGAACACCCTGAGCACGGACAACGTGGCAATCGGCGCAGGCACCCTGACCACAAGCAACTGGACGATCACGGAGTCTGCCGGTAAGTTGCAGTTTAAATACGGTGGCGTGACGGTTGCCTCCATCAACACCAACGGTGCAATTGTCTCGTCCAACGATGTGACCGCGTTCGGAACGCCGTAAGGAGAAGCTATGGCTCTGCCGTCTTCTGGCCCTTTGGCGCTGTCGCAAATCCAGACCGAGTTTGGTGGGGCTAACCCCATCAGCATGTCTGAGTACTATCGGGGTGGCGCGTATGTCACCACCAATAACACCAGCGTGCCAACTTCTGGAACGATTGCGATCAGCAACTTCTACAACGCCGTCAAACAATTTGCGTTCACGATCAGCTCCAACCTCAGTACTCCGCAAGACCTGCGGTCTCTGGCTGTGGCCGCTGGATGGAACGGCGATGATCCTGTTCTGGCGACCAACACCGCAATCATTAGCTCCAATACAACGGGGACTGCGGCGTTAACCATTTCAGGGTCTTTCCCTCGCGGTGTCACTTTTGTCAATAACGGCACCGTTGTTGGCATGGGCGGCGCTGGTGGTATTGGCGGACCGAGCTTCGGAAACGGTAGCGCGGGCGGCACTGCACTCAGTGTCAGCACAGCGGTTTCTATCAATAACGGCAGCGGCACTATTGCGGGTGGCGGTGGTGGCGGTGGTGGTGGCTCGGCTGGTGGCTCTGGCGGCATTCTTGGTGGTGGTGGCGGTGGCGGTGGCGGTCGCACGGGCCTGACAAACTCTGCCGCTGGACCCGGAGGTGTTACCACAGTTACGGGCGGTGCCGGTACAGCCGGAACTTTCTCCGCTGCTGGAAGTGGTGGCTCCCCCGCTCGCTCTCAGGGCGGCGCTGGCGGCGCGGGTGGTGGTTGGGGTTCCGCAGGATCGAACGGCGTTATTGGCACTGACCCGGTATGGCAGTCTTCGGGCGCAGGCGGTGCTGCGGGTAACTCCGTCACCGGGAATAGCAACATCACTTGGGTTGCATTTGGAACGCGGCTTGGACCGGTTAGCTAATCATGATCGATCCGTTCACCGCGTTTGCCGCCGCGCAGGCTGCGGTAGCGGGCATCCAAAAGGCCATCAAATTAGGCAAGGACGTTAACGGCCTTGTCGGGGAATTTAGCCGTTTCTTTGACGCCCGAGATGCCGTCCAGAAAGCAGCCAACGACGCAGGCAAGTCCGGCAAATCAGATACCGGGCGGGCTATGGAAATCGTGATGCAGGCCAACCAACTGCGTGAATCCGAGGAGCAACTCAAACACATGCTGGTCTACGGCGGCTACCCAGAACTCTGGGAGATGATGCTCAAAGAGCGGATGAAGATCAAACAGGCCCGAGAGAAGGCCGAACGGGTCGCTGCGGCTGAACGCAAGAAGGTGTCCGCTCAAAGGATGCTGATGGCTCAGATCATCGGTGGGGCCATCTGCGTTGTCATCATTGGCACCATCATCATCTTCATCGTTAAGCAGGCGGTGTCGTGAGTGAGGAGAAGGTCAATCCCAACAGCCTGATCGAGAAGATTCTCGGTTACGTTGACTCGCCGTTTAAATTGTTTGCCATCCTGTTGATGGCGGTCTTTGCGTTTGTGGGTTACTTCGTTTGGCAAAACCAAGCCTTCCTGATTGGGGCGTACAAGGAGCAGCAAAAGCTCCCCAGCATTGCCGAGGACCGGGTGGAAGATGCGGCAGCGCACCTGTTTAAGAACACCGAGGCGGTGGTGGTCGCTATCTTCAAGGTGAACCCGATGTTTGGCACCCGCGTCCTACACCGCGCCTACACCAAAGACGGCAGGGACAAAACCCATGAGGGGTTAGATGTCGGCCTGTTTACCGCCAACGCAGCCAATAACCGGGATGTCGTGGCGCTGATGGCCAGCGAGATTCCCTGCGGCCCGTACAAGACCGCCCAGTCTGAGATTGGGTTATGGTATATGGAAAAGGGCATGACCTTTGGCTGCCGTATTAGCGTGCCGCCAGAGCAGGGAAAATTTGTCGGCCAAATCACGGTGGGCTGGAAAGAGGAGCCGCCGGATGTGGATCAATACCGGGTTCTTTTGCAAATCGCAGCGACCATGCTGTCAAGGAGTAAAAAGTAATGGAATGGCTTAAACAAATAGCTCCAACCATCGCTACGGCGCTGGGCGGCCCCTTGGCCGGTATGGCCGTCTCGGCTATCTCCAAAGCCGTTGGCGTGGACGAGGACAAGGTCCAAGACCTGATCTCCAGCAACAAGATGACGCCCGACCAAATCGCGCAGGTCAAGCTGGCCGAGATCGAGTTAAAGCGCCAAGAAAATGAACTGGGCCTGAACTTTGAATCGCTGGCCGTGGATGACAGGAAGTCTGCCCGTGAGATGCAGGCCACCACCCGCTCCATCGTGCCCCCCGTGCTGGCGGCTATCGTCACGCTCGGGTTCTTCGGCATCATGGTGATGATGCTGCTGGGCAAAGTGGACTCCAACAACCCGGCCATCCTGATGATGCTGGGCTCCCTCGGTACAGCATGGACAGGCATCATTGCCTATTACTTTGGTTCTAGCGCAGGCTCGCAGGCCAAGACCGACCTCCTCTCTAAAGCACCCGCAATCAAATGACCATCCTCGCCCTGACTAAGACCCTGACCAAACTCAAGATCGACCCCTCGTGGGCCGAGCCTCTGGCGGAGGTCTTTCACCGCTACGAGATCAACACCCCTGAGCGGCAGGCTGCGTTCATCGGCCAGTGCGCCCATGAGAGCATGAACTTCAAGACGCTGGAAGAGAACCTGAACTACAGCGCCGAGGCCCTGATGAAGACTTGGCCGAGCCGCTTCCCGACGATGGAGATTGCCAAACAGTACGCCCGCAACCCCGAGAAGATTGCAAACAAGGTCTACGGCGGGCGCATGGGCAACGGCACCGAAGAGACCGGGGACGGCTGGCTGTACCACGGGCGCGGGCTGATCCAGCTCACCGGCAAGGACAACTACACGCTGGCCGGGGACGCTTTAAACATGGATTTCATCCATTCCCCGGACTATGTTCTGGTCCCCAAATACGCAGCTTTGACCGCCGGGTGGTATTGGAACAAGCGGCAGCTTAATAAAGAGGCTGATGCTAAAGACTACACGGGCATGACAAAAAAGATCAACGGCGGTACCATTGGGCTGGACGACCGGATTGCGCATATTAAACACGCGCAAGAGGTCTTGACCGCTTAACTAGTGGCAGCCTTACGTTGCTCCCACCGCCGTCGCATGCTCGCCGCAATTTTTTCTCGGACTTCAGGGCTGCGCAGTGCGGCCACTCGTTTTTTATGTATTTCAGGGTCGGCGTTTAAATGCACATGGCTCACGCGCATGGGGTTGTCCGGGGCCATTAATCGCGCACGCGCAGCCGCCTTGAATTCTTCAGTGTGTTTTTTCTTGCCTTTGCGGCTTGCGGTTTGCCGCGCTCTGTATTCGGGGTCTTGCCACTTCGCCAAAAGTTTTTCACGCACCTCTGGGCGTTTTGAGGGATTGTTTTCCCCGCAAAGTTTTGCTTGGACGTCTGGCGCTTTCATGCGAGCCGCAGCTTTTGCCCGAGTTTCAGGGTTGTGCATCGGGTTGTTTTTGCGCAGACGTTCGCTTGTAGCAGCCTTCCCTTCAGCGGTCATTCCTTTGCTGCCGTCTCCTCCCGGCTTAAGGTTGGTAAGCGGCCCTGTTCCAAGCTGGATTCTTCCGTACTTCTGGATTAAACTCCGCTCAAGCGCCTGCGCGGCCTCGGGGGTTTCTGTTTGGTGGACTTCAACAACCACATTGATTGCGCCAATGGTTGCTAAAGTTTGCTTGCACAACCACCCCCGCCCGCCAGAATTTAGCGGATTCGTCCGGTGCAATGTCTTTGACATGCCGACATAAAAAGGGGAGTCGTTATGCTTCCATACGTAGACAAACACGGTAGTCTCCTTGTTGAGGCCAAAGCAGGAGCATAACGTGCCTTTACAAAAATTGCAACTCAAACCCGGCGTGAACCGGGAATCAACGACGCTTGCCAACGAAGGCACTTGGTTTGAGATGGACAAGGTGCGCTTCCGCTCGGGCTATCCCGAGAAGCTCGGTGGCTGGGCCCGTGATACTGGCACTCAGGAAACCGGCCTTGCACCGCCAACGGGTTCTTTTTGGGGTGTGTGCCGTGCGTTGTGGAACTGGGTGACTCTTGCAAGCTACAACCTGATGGGGTTGGGCACCAATCTCAAATACTACATTCAACAATCTGCGGGGGGTGAGTTCTATGACGTTACCCCGATCCGCGATACCAACGTCGTTGCGGCCAACGCCTTCACCACGACCAACGGCTCCACCACAGTTATTGTGAACGATCCGGGCTACGGCGCGGGCAACGGCGACTTTGTGACGATCTCCGGTGTTGGCGGTGCCGTCAACGGCATTCCTGCATCTGCGCTAAATAAAGAGTTCCGCGTCACCTACATCGACTCTTCCACCTACAGCATTGTTGTTGCTTCTCCTGCCACATCGTCGGGCACTACAGGCGCAGCCACGTTTGCGTATCAAATCGGAATTGGACAAGAGATTTTCACCACCCTCACTGGTTGGGGCGCTGGCGGTTATGGCGGCACGGTAACAATTACGGCAACCACGACTCTCAATGGTGCGCTCAATGACAGCGCAACAACCATCACGGTGGTGTCTACGACGGGCTTTGCCGCGTCCGGCGCAATCGGTATCGGCGGTGAATACATCACCTATTCCGGGGTCACGGCAACGACTTTCACTGGCTGCACCCGTGGGGTTGGCAGCACGGCTGTTGCACACAACTCTGGCGACGTTGTCAATCAATATGGCAACGCAACGGGCTGGGGGCAGTCTGCGACTTCGGGTGTAACCGTACAGCTTCGTCTGTGGAGCCAGACAAACTTTGGTGAAGACTTGGTTATCAACCCGCGTGGCGGAGCGCTGTATCTGTGGAAGGTAAACGCCAACCCCCTGATTTACGACCGGGCGGTGCTGTTGTCCGCGACAAGTCCCGCTCCCTACACGACCGACTCCGGCTGTCCCACGATCTCCAACTCAGTTACGGTGTCCGATGCCTCGCGGTTTGTGATTTCGTTTGGCTGTAACGACTATGGCTCTGCCATCCTTGACCCGCTGCTGGTCCGCTGGTCCGATCAAGAAGACTACGCAACGTGGACTCCCGCTGCGACCAATCAGGCTGGCAGCTATCGCTTGTCCACCGGGTCCACCATCGTTGCTCACCAACAAACTCGTCAGGAGATTTTGGTCTGGACGGACGCGGCCATTTACTCCATGCAGTACCTTGGCGCTCCGTTTGTGTGGGGCTTTCAGATTCTTGGCAGCAACATCTCTATCGCCGGTCCTAACGCCACCGCCACCGCAGCCAACATCACCTATTGGATGGGGTTGGACAAGTTCTACATGTACTCGGGCCGCGTGGAGACCCTGTACTGCCCCCTGCGCCAATACATCTTTGGTGACATCAACCTGCTGCAACAGTATCAATTCGTTGCCGGGACAAACGAAGCCTACAACGAAATCTGGTGGTTCTACTGTTCGGCCAACTCGACCGTCATCGACCGCTACGTCATCTACAACCACCTTGAGCGCATCTGGAGCTACGGCAATTTGGGCCGCACCGCGTGGCTGGATACCCCGCTGCGCGATTTCCCGTCGGCTACCACCTACGGCAACCAACTGGTCTACCACGAGAGTGGCGTGGACGACGGCACGACCAACCCGCCTAGCCCGATCAGCGCGTACATCCAGTCCGCCGACTTCAACATCGGTGACGGGCACAACTACGGCTTTGCGTGGCGAATGATTCCGGACATCACGTTTGACGGCTCCTACGTCAACAACCCGCAGGTCACGTTTACTCTGCGCCCGCGCCAGAACCCCGGTGCCAACTACAGCACGGCTGACACCCCAACGGTGACCAGCACGCAGAACTATCAAGCCCAGCGCAACTACACAGTGCAGCAGTTCACCGAGATCGTCTACACGCGCATCCGAGGCCGACAGATGGCGTTCAAAGTGAGTTCCGACGGGCTGGGTGTGAACTGGCAGTTGGGTGTTCCGGCAATTGATATCCGCCCGGATGGCCGGAGGTAATGTTGTATGGATAAAAGATACAAAGTTCAGGGCGCGTATTTCGTGCCCAACACGCCTCAGTACGAAGCCTTTGCCAAGTCGGTGGCTAAGAACCCCAAATCATGGGTCGCTGCCGGTGGGGTGTATCTTCCTGCCGAAAAAGAAGTAGCAGAACAGAATTACATCCGTGCCCGCCGTGCTAACCCCTTGAACAAATTTGGGGCAAAAGACCGGATGGAGACCCAAGACTACGGGTACGACCGCGAGACGATGGCAAACCTTCTTGGAGCCTACAAGAGGGCCGCAGAAAAACATGGCGTGCAGATGATGCACCCGGATGACCTGACCAACCTAGCTTTGGTCGAAGGCCGGTCGAACTTTGGCTACAACGAGTACAACGTCAACAACCGCCGCGCAGCCAAGATTGCGCAAGACTTGGTGGCTCAAGGTATCGACCCCTACGCCGCAGGCTTTCCCGCTGCAATCGTGGACAAACAGATGCAAGCTAAACGTCTGAATGTCCCGTTCTATCAGGTCTGGAATGGTGCGGGCCCCCAGGCCAGAGAGTACGCCAAGAAGATTGAAGAGCACCGCTACGCCGTTGAAGACCCGCGCAACAAAGATTTGCGGGACTTTATCCGCCAAACGATTGGATATAAGGAACCTGCCGCTCAAGTGGCTATGGCCGAGCCTGAATTTAATCGTGGCGGTTCTGTCAGGATGCCAGACACTTACAGCGCTGGAAGCTGGAAGTTGATTTAACGGAAGACGTTGATGACTTTGATCGTCACCTCTGAGTTTGAACTTAACCGGGTGGTCGCCCCGCGCCTGCCCACTGCTCCGCCGGACTACGAGAAGCGCTATCACGATCAGTTCGCTGACGTTCTGCGTCTGTACTTCAACCGGCTGGACAACATTCTGGGGCAACTGGTAGCTTCTATGGAAACAATCCCCGTATCAATCGGCGGCACCAATACGGACGCCTTTGGGCGACTGCGGGTCAGCCAGCCCTACACCCTCTTTGACAGCCAGAACCGCTACGCTGCGGACAACCAGTTTGACGTCGCAACGACCGGGACGGGCACAACTACGTTCCTCTCCAACGAGGCGGCGGTCAAAATGGAAGTCACCGGGGCGGGCGTGGGCACCGTAACCCGACAGTCCTTCCGTTCGTTTCCGTACCAACCGGGCAAGGGCTTGCTGGTGCTGGCAACCTTTGTCATGGACAGCAGCCAGAGCCTGAACCTGACCCA